CCTTGATCAATACTTGCTCCTTCTGAGTAGCAACGGTACGTACAGTGCAGTCACAGCAACCACTACCAACACGAGGTAGCCGAAACCCCGATGCAGACGCTCCGCAGCCAACAACATGGCATAAAGAACAGCAAGCACAGCAAGCCATGCGCAAGTGTAAGTAACCCATGCCCACGCGCGAAACAACCGGGCAACTCTCTGGTACCGTGGAGAGTTCCATTGGAGCTTCCCCGTACCGTACGTGACGTAGCTCCATAAAGCCTTGCCAAGTCGCTCGCTTCCAAGAAAAGTCATATGCTACTCATCATCGTCACAACACCCGTGGATCGTTACATTACTCATAATGGTATGCAGTGTAACGGCTTGGTATCTCAACCTTCTCGTAAGTCTGCCGAAAAATGTCATCCTTGCAAGGGTACTGCTCGCCTTTAACGCCAGTGATGATCCAGTCTCCCGGCTCAGCAACCATGTCTCCCTCCAACGTGTGGATCACGGTTCGCTCCGCGCAGCGTCGCGCCCGAACGATCACTGGCTTTTTGCGGTAGAGATCATCCTTGTTGTTTTCTTTCATCTCTCACCTCCGTGTAGCAGAAGCCTCCGCTGCATCTGCCGAGTGATTTGTTGGATTCTGTCTGGCGACAAGGCCTGAGCACACGTCAAGACAACGACCCCATGGCGAACGTCTACGTCCACCGGCTCGTAGCGCACTCTAGGGCGTCGATCCGGAACGAACGCCAGTAACATCAAGATGAATGCCAATGTAACCTTGTCAAAGTTCGTCATTGCACCTCCAATGACACCAGCCCCAGCTTCTGCGGCAGCATCGCCAGCGCCCAAGTGCCGTCGGGTTGCCAGGGCGCGAGGAGCTTGGCGTGCAATGGCGGCGATTGGCAGTGCGATTCCCAGCCGCTTACGCAAATGCCCCTGTAGTCCCAGTAGAGCCGCGCAATGCTGCGATAAGAGCACTGGGTCTCGGCGGCGCTGATGGCGCGGGAGTAGATGGCGATGAGGGCTTGATCCATATTACCGTAGTAGTCGCCAGCACGACCAAGCCAAGGCTGACCTTTGGATAATTGAGAGTCAGCACTGTACGCTGTGTCAACAGTCAAGGGCGTACCGTCAAGGTAAAAGGCGGACTCTTCTATGTCCGTCTGCCCACTACCAGGAACTGTGACGGCTAAGACGTGCCAGGTTTCGGTCTCGATAGTCTCGGCAAAATAGCAATAGTTTTCGCTATTGAGATAGATTAGTGGCTTGCTCTGATTGCCCCAGTCGTTTGGTGACCTCGCGTAGACAGCCGGACGCGAATCTGTAGCGGACCAACTGATCACAGGCTCGCCATCTGTAGCGTCATGCATCCGTAGCACGGCAACGACAGTAAAAGCATCCGGCTTCAATGCGGACTCATCAGGCAAGGCAACGTAATCATCCACCCCATCAAACGTCGCCCCCTGCACCACGCTCTCCTCGGCCGGGTTGGTGTAGACGGTTGCGGTGGAGCCAATTTCGAGCTGGATGTCCGTGAATGTGATCGCGCCGAAGCCGCTGCTGTTCGGATCGCGCAAGCCAAGATTCCAGGCATTGCCGTCACCCGTGAATGTCGTGCTGTAGCGAGTCGGCGTAGCCGTCACGGTCAGATTGGCCGTGCTGCCGTCCTTAACCCACTGGAGCGATGTGTTTCCGGCGGAGCTGATAGTGGCCGAAAGAACGTAGTCCGCGCCGTCTGTCGTCGTGAAGCTCTGCACCACCTGCCCATTCTGAGCTGTTGGTGTGAAAGTGGTTGCGGTGGTGTTCGCGTCCGTCGCAGTCCAATTGCTGTCCGTCAGATCTTCCGTGCTCCCCGGTTCCAGGAGGTTCCGGCTGCTCGGCGTCAACTGCGGGTCGTTCGTGTCCTCAGCCTCATCATCAGAGCCGCGAGAGGCAGTGTTCCCGTTGCCCGACCAGTCATGGAAGGTTTGCTGGGCTTCGGTTTTTTGGTAGGCAGTGGCAGAGGTGCCGGGTTCGAGTTGCATTGCCGTAGCATAACCATCAATAGTCGTGCCGTCACCGGTCCATTCTGGATCGCCATCAGCCTCTGCAAAGGCCACGTGAACGCAACACTCCGTATCTGAGCCAGCGAATGAAACAGCGATTCGGTACCAACCGCCCCCAAGAGACGATATCGTTGGGTTGCTGTGGTTAGATCCAGATGTTAGAACTTCGCCGTTTGTCAGATCAAAGTAAGTGGTATTTGAGTCAGTTGGACTGGTATCCTCACTAACCAGATAGGCAACGCTCTTGTCGGCAGCCTTGACATCGCACGAGAGCGAGTAGACGACTCCTGAATCTCCACTGAAGCTCTGCTGAACCCTATGACTCTGCCCATCGGTAGTTGCCGCAAGCGCCCATACGGTAGCACCCCTTGGAGATGTCCCGCTTGCGTTGACAGTGGTACGGACTTTCAGCCACACCGAACTGTCAAACACCTCCGACCACCGCAGCAAATTCCGCCCCACCCAAAACCACCGCGCACCGGGCACCAGCGTGGGGTCAGGGCCGAAGGTGTAGAGGGCGGCAGGGTTGGCGGGGAGGCCAAGAAACTGAGCCACGCCCTCACCGTGGTGGGTGGGTAACTCAAAACCACGGCGTACCTGTGCTACTAGAACCCATACCGTCGCCGTGATAGCCAACAATAAAAGGAACCGACGCACATTCGCCTCCTACTCAAGGCCGTACTTCGGCCACCCAAACGACTCCATCTCCGTTTGTGGCGGCATCGACGTAGATTGCGCTCAAGTCGTAGGTATACCGTTTCTCGACCACAGGGAATGTAATACTATCACCCGCAGCCAGCTGGACTCCTCTGGAACTGGAAACCGTACTGGCCCCGACGTAGACGTAACCTGTGTTGTCGGTCTTTGCCTGAACCGTGATCCAGACGGCGCGAACCGTGGAAGAGGTAAGCGCCTCGGCCGTACCAGCGGCACTCACATCCTTACTTCCGTCACGAATCCGGGCCAGTCCAATCGAGACCAGCGCCAAAGTCAATATACATAACAGCGAAACACGTTTCACCATAACCAGATCCTCCTAGTATCAAGTCTTCCGGGGCCGAGCGGGATTGTCAGTGGATTACAGATCATCGTCATCGTCAATCATCGCGTGGTATCGCGGGAACTTCGCCGAGTAGACGCGCTCCAAACGCACAGCCATCGCCCGTGGGCCGGGGTCCCATGGGCGGTTCTCGATGTAGTTATCCAGCCATGCGTCCCATCTACTCTGTACTTCGGGGCGTTGAAAACGGATTTCCGGTACGCGTGACGCCATCTTAGAACAGCCTCCGACAGCTGGGGCTGAACCAGATGCGCTCCTTAAACCGGTTGCTCTGGCTTCGAACATTGGGAGACTTGGCCATAGTTCCCCAGCCGCCGCCAGACGACCATTTATACACTTCCCAACTGTCCGGCATATCGTACTCGCCTTCGTACCCGCAAAGCGCAATACGCACATCTGGGTCATTCCCATTCTTCATACACCAATCGTAAACAGCGGGGCCTGGCTCATTATCGCTCTTGTCGCTCATGTATATCCCTACACAGCGTAATGACTTGTCGTAAGGCGGGTCCAAGAACACTCCTACCGGAGCAAGCTTCTCATCACCCGCCCGCTCAACACACCGCGACCAGTCTCCACAAAGCACTCGCGCCGGCTCCAACCGGTGCGACAGACGCTCCATAAACCGGACTACATCCTCCTGTCTACGGAAAACCTTGATCCCCCTTAGCATTGTAAGATCTGGCTGTTTTGTATGAAACTTGGCACTACCGTAACCCCCAATAGAGGCTCCGATCAACAGGCATTGGCCCCAAACCCACCAGCCAGCAGACTTGACATCATAGAACTCCGGGTCTTGGAACATTCGTTCCCGGAAGCCGTCGGCTCGTTGTTTGGCCAAGTAGTTGTTGCGAGCGATGAAGTCGGCGAGGCTGGAAATATGGTACGCGTGATAAGCCACTTTGTCGGGCTCCGCGCGAACCGCGCGCCAAAAGTTCACAATCATACAATCAAGGTCGTTCAGCACAGCCGCCCTCAAAGCTTCCGGGTAGGGACAACTCAAATAGACCGCTAGACTACCGCCAAACGGCTCCACGTAAGTTTTCACGCGCCCAAAGCGCTTCCACACCTCGTCAGCCACTCTCCACTTCCCGCCAATGTATGGAAACGCGATAAGGCGATTATCAGAGTGTTGTTTCATGGGCATCTATCAGGAACCCCGAGCCCCCAAACTCTCACGTCGCTGGTACCGCCTTTCAACCTGTTCGATGTAGGCAGATCGGGCAGGATCATCTTCTGTGGAACGTGGAATCTGAGGAACCCGGGAGTTGCCCGTGGCGCTTTTAAGTGTCGCCCGCCTGATGATTCCGGGTGACCTCATTTCCCATGAGTACATAAACTGGCGCGGCATTGGCCTCCGATTTGACCCACTTGTCCTCCAACACAAAGAGAAGCGGGTCACCTTCTATAATACAAACCCGGTGAACCGGTTTCACCACAATGGTTACAGGGATTCTAAGCCACCACTCCCTGAGTCCTCAGCGTACTGGCGATGGCGTCAGCGATTTCCTCCGGCGAGGCGTTTGTCTGCGCGTTCACGTTGACTGTAATGGAACGTGCGTCCCGGATCTGGCCCAGGAGTTCCTTAATGGGATTGATATTGCCGGCTACGGCAAACGCATACTCCTTAATCCCCCATAGCGCCTCCTTGATGCTGTCGGTGGATGCAACTTGGAACCCCAAATTTGTGTCCATCTGATAGAGGTACGTGCCCAAGGCGAACAAGTCCTGGTGAAGGATGTCCAGGCTGAGGTTCGTTCCATCAATCCCCAGTTTCATGTCGTCGAGTTTGGATGCGCTGGTTTCGGTAGCCGCGCGGATGCTATTCAACCGGGTCATGAGGAGGCTTCCAGTAGACGTGAACACCGATTCCAAATTCCACAAGGAAGTTTTAATGTTATCCGTGTTGGCAACCTCGTACCCCAACTGCTCCAACGACTTCAGCGAGGCGGTCATTATTCCACCATCGGCCCTGTCGCCCAAGTACTGTGTCCCGCGGCGAGTGTTTTCCTCGATGGCGTTTAACGTGGTCTCCTGGCGCGCCCTTTGGAAACCTGCAACAATCCCATTGGCCACGGTAACACCCAGATTAGCCCAGCCCAGGGGACCCCCACCAAGGGCGCCACTAATCGCTCCGCCGGCACCGCCGCCTCCCGCGGCTCCTGCTACTCCACCGCCACCACTTACAGCACCGCTTACAGCTCCTACCGCACCACCTCCGCCACCGGAAAACAATCCCTTAATCCATCTACCAATTTGGCTAAAGGCATCAAACAAACTCCCCGGTCCTTTCTTCAACAGGTCAGCGACGGCCTGGTTGACAAACTGCTGCACCGCGCTTACACCGTTCTCGACAATGGAGGACAACAATCCGGAACCCAACTGTTTGAACGCATCCTTGAGCGAGCCTGGCTCAGTCCCCAAGAGTATCCCCACCATTTTCTGAACACCGTTGGTAAGGCTGGTGGAAATGTTGGTGATCATGTTATCCCAAGGAGCCTCCACTTGAGACAGCCCGTCCGGCCCTTCCAACTGTGCTTTGAGGTCTTTAAGGAGCTGTTTCTGTTTCTCAGGTACCTCTTGGCCAACCCTCTCGGCGTACTCCACCTGGGCCTTTAGGGCCTTGTAGATGGCGGATTTCTTCTCATAGTCGGTCGCCAAGTCGGAACCCAGGATGGCGTCGCGGGCGGCAATGGCGTTGTCGCGGACTTTCCTGAGATCTGTCTCTGACGTGATCCCGAGGCTCTGCAGGTTCGCGTTCAGGTCATCGGTCCGCGTGACCAGATTGTCAAATCCTTCCAGCAACGGTGGAACTGTAGCAGCGGCATCCTGATTGGCGGCGACTAGGTCATTGACTTCAGCCTCCATCTGATCGAAGGCATCAACTAGGTTCCAACCGGTCCGCTCCTGCTCCTCCATATTCTGCCGCAACTCGATAATGGAGTCAATCAGTTTGTCCTGTTCCTGCTCCATCTCCCGAACCCGGCGCACGGCGGCTAGCATTGTAATGTCGTGAGTGCGTTTCAGACGGTCCTCGAACTTCTCATATTGAACCTTTGTCTTTTTGGCGGAATCGCCCAAACCCTTGAGGGATAGGCGGGCTTTGTCCACCTTGGGCTTGGCGTCCTTATGCGCCTTGCCCACATCCTCTGTCTTCTCGGCCAGTTTATCCGATTCCTTCGTCGCATCCGCGATGACTTTCTTGGCATTGTCGAACGTTCCGCGAAGCTTCTCAATGGAAGATTTCACGCCTGGGATCTTCGTCAACCAACCGAGCAATTTCTCCAGAGCACCAATAATGGTATCCAAGACTGGACTAAGAACCGCCGAGAAGGCGTTGGCAAGGTTCTTGACGTTGTTCGAGAAGTTTCGGAAGCCGGCCTCAGCCAACGGTTGGATGACGTTCCAAAGCGCCTGAGCCTGCTTGACCAAAGCCTCAAACGCAACACTCACTATTGTACCAATAAGGTCACCTAATTCGGTCAACTTGCCCCACAACGCCTCAGCCGCCGCTTTCAATGCCTCAAACGCGCCAATCGCAGAAGCCAGCTGGATTGCAGCAATAGTCTCGACCACCAGGCCAATCACTTCGACAAGTTTGTCCCAGACTCCGCGAAACGGCTCCAACACTGTACCTACGGCATCGGAGATACTTCCCCACAAGTCCGTCATCGTACTCTTGGCGCTGTTAAACGCCTCCACTACCGCGTTTACAGCACTCTTGATCGCATCCCAAAGGTCGCGGAACCCGGAGGACACCATATTTGCCGCGGCATCCAAGAACGCAGAGCCCAAAGCGCCAATGGCATCAACGACTGGCTCTAACGTATTGTGCCAAAGGTCGGACAGCGCCGAACCAATCGCCTTAACAGCGTTCTGGACAGGTTCCAGCTGCCACAACCCCCAAGCCGCCGCAACCGCAGCCACAGCCCCCGCCGCTGTGCCAAGGATGGGAAGAAGTGCACTAATAGTCGCCGTCAACCCCGTTGTTCCCAGGAGAGTTCCAATACTCGTCAACGCCATCGACATACCACCAAACGCCAGCAATAGTGGCCCAATAGCGGCAGCCAAGGCGCCAACAGCAACCGCGGCGTACTTGATTGGATCTGGAAGTTTGGCAAACCAAGCAACCAAGTTCTTCAAGGCTTCGGTAGCCGGGATGACAAGCTTCTCCAACAACTCGTTAATCAGCGGGAACAACGCTGCGCCAATATCGCCCAGGATATAACTCAACGAATCCTTCAAGTTCGACCACCGCCCCATCACTGTTGTGGAGAAGTTCTCCATCAAGCCGGCGAACCGTTGGTTGATTCCCTGGATCAGCACTGGCAGGACTTCGCCGACCGTGAACGCGCCTTTCTGGGCTAGCTTCATTGCCTCGGCTTCGGTCTTGCCAATAGCTTCGGCGAGAATGCCCCAAGCCGGAATACCAGCCTCAGCCAACTGGCGCATTTCCTCACCAGAGACTTTGCCTTTGGCGCGCATCTGGCCTAATGCCAGAGTGATCCGGTTGATCAGGTCCGCACCACCTCCAAGACCGGCTGCGGCGTTCCCAACGGCGGTCATCGTTGGAACAACGTCCTTCGCCTCGAATCCCAGCGCCATCATCCGCTGGGCAGCAGTCACCAAGTCCGGGAACTCAAACGGCGTCCGGGCAGCGCATGGTAGTAAATCCGATTTCCGCCGTCTGGAGTTGGGAAGCCATACCGACAGCGGCATTGCCCAACATCGCCAACGGAGCCGTAACACCGGCGCTAAGTGCGGCACCTCCGGCGAGCATCTTGCCAGACATCTGCTCAAACCGCGCAGACGCACGATCCAAGGCAGACGTGAAGTTCGCCGCGTTCATCCTCAAGTTGACGAGCAGCTCACCAAGTACCATTGCGTGTATCCGTTACTGGGAAATTTGCCCTCTAAGGCACTTTCAGCCTGAACCCTGTGTTTAGCTATGTCGGGATGCTGAGGGATTGCTTACGCTTGAGGAATCGTGTCAGAATCGACACATTCGGGGTGCGGTTGCTCATCGGCATGGGGGTACCCTTCGGTCAACGGCTTCAGCATTCCACGCGCTTCCATTTCATCACGAGTAATTCCATGTCGTTTGAGCCATTTGCGCTCAGAGGACTTCGAGAAGTTCTCCGACACCCAGCGACCGACACGACAGCACAACTCATACTCACGACAACGGTAAGGCGAGATGTCCTCGCCTCCAGGAAGGCGGCCATAGCCTTCCTCTTCGTCATCATGACATGAATCACAACAACCAGGGAAGCCCGGCAACCGCGCGAGCCGATGGCACGTGACCGGTCGTATCCATTTGGTCATTGGACTGCACCCATCTCAGAGGGATTGGCCGGCGGCTGAGCCCAATTCTGGCTGGTTGCAAATGGAGGGTTAGCGGGCCCAGGAAGGGGCCGCCGGCCAAATTCGGAAACGCGTTCCAAGCGATAAAAGGCGACGCTGTCGCGTTCCTCCATCACTTCTCCTTCCGATCTTTGCGCGGCTGAAAGCAGTCGCAGTCGTCCTCTCCAAATTCATTCAAATAAACAATGCCTATCGAGGGAATTTCCTCCTGCGGGGCAAAACAGTAACCCCAGTTTGCTCTGACGTGCTCGAACCACTTACAATCCCGACAGCGCTTTGATTTACCTCGCGGCATCTGGCACCTCCCTGACCTGCAAGTCACCCGGCCATTCGTTGAACGGGATCTTTCTGCCGCGCTCCGTGATCTGCTTCAGGAAAAATTGCACGCGAGCTGCTTCCCATCAATCTCGCCGCTGCACAGGCCGTCAATGATCTCCAGCAGCGTTTCAATGTCTCGCCTGTAATAGGTGGCGTACTCCAACAATGTCTTCAGGTGTTCCTTGTCACGTTCCGACGCTGACGGATCAACCTTGAAGCGTGTCCAGAAGCGTTTTGGCGGCAATTCATAGTGCTCAGCAACTGTAAAGTCGTAGCCATCCCTGTAGACCGATGCGAAGATTGGAATGGGGCAATTCTTGCAACGCCCTCGGACCGACCTGAGCAAGTGTGGCATCACTCGATTTCCATCAACATTCGTCATTTCCATCCCTCGCATTCCATATGGGAGCCCAGCCCTGTAGGCTCCGTAGGCTCAAACAACGAGGCCAGCCCACCCCACAAGTTGTCCAGCGCCTCCTGAACGTCTGGGTCCAACCTGTTGCCGTTAGATTCATTCGCGTCGTGCTTCTTATCATCAGTCATGACCAGCCATCCTTACGGCGGCGCTGTCAAATCCCAATGTAGTTGAGCTCCACCTCAAACACGGAATCTGGAACGTGAAGAACATCTTGGAGGTCCGCCAACGTTCCACTTAAATGGTCCCATGGGCAGCCAGTCAAGTGGCGCCCAAACACCCCAGGCTTGCGGTATGGAGGACAAGTACATGGGTAGCGCTTCCGAAGTGCCTCAACAAGACGAGCCGTCATCAACACGGATTCCCCACCCATTAACTGTGAAGCCAAGTCCACCAAACCCTGTACCGTTGGGTCATGTGGATCGATCTCTTGGGCCAGATCACAACTGTCAGCCTGAAGCGCGTTCCAAATGGGACCCAACTTTTCGCGTAACTCTTTGTTCGTCATAGGTACAAGTTCAGCAAGCGGGCCAGCCAGCCCACCATCCAGTAAAGGCCCACAACGATGAGCCCAACGGTAACACCTACCAGGATCAGGCATACAACAAACCCAATCCAAACCGCTAACATTTGCTGAGGAGTCATTGTCATCCTCTCTCCATACCCACGATAACAAAGCCAGGGGAGGCGGTGGAAGGGAGACCGTGCAAAGACCTTCCAAACAAAACGCCTCCCCCACGATGATGCGAGTGCTCATCCCGTCGCCAGTAGCTGGCGCCCCGAAAACAACCACCGGCCTGTAGACGGCTCTCAAGCATCATCGAACCGAATCCTTTGACTCCAGCTTCTTGCACACCTCGTCAATGTACTTGGCGCGGGCTGGATCATCGTCCAAGCTGCGATTCACTCGGATGGGGTGACGGTGGCTCATGATCTTCTTTGGCGCTCTGTGCAGGTGGGGAGCCTCGTACGGAATTTCGTCCCAGGGATAGTAAGGCTTGTAGTTAGGCATCGTCATCCTCTATTGCTACTATACAAACTCACGCATCAGGAAGTACTGTCAGCACCCTCCACGACAGAAGCCTTCTCCAACAGCTTGCTCAGTGTCTCCAACTCCGCGGTAGTCAACACGCTCAAGTTGGCTGTCTGGACACGGACTGGACCCCCACCAGGGCCGGACAAGCGCTGATCCAACTGGTCGCTCTGCCCCAAGTACTGTTTGCCTAGCCAGATGAGCATTGTACGGTCGCCGCGCTCCGCCAGCGTCCACTGGAGACGCCTCAGGCTCACCCTGCCACGGGCCAGAGCTTTCTTAAAGCAATTAAGGTATTCATCACGGGCGAGCAGTGTGGGCTTGCTGATCCCCAAGTAATCAGCTATCTCTTCACTTGTGCACTGGTGCTCCAACATCTTCTGTACTACATCCCAGTCAATGGGGATCGGCTTACGCCCACGGCGTTTGTCTCCATTGATCCCGGACTTGTATTGCTTGGGTGGACGATTGAGGTTGGGAAGCCGTCCAATATTGTACAGACGGTTATGGCGTTTGGCTGGTTGGGGTTTCGGTTGGCGGGCTTTGGGGTCGAGGTGCTGCCAGCAGAAGTAGTGCCCCTTATCCTTCCCGTTGGAGTGACGGCGGCAGCGGCGTCCCGTTTGGGGGTTCTTGTACTCACACTGAGGAGGAGCTTTCTTACTTGGCATTTGTTGAACATTCCTCCATGGTGAGTTCGAATGCCCAACGATCACAGCCCGGAATACGGACTAATTGCCAATGATGAGCTGTACGGTTGGGTGTACTGTAACTGTAGCGAGTACCCATAATGGAAGACAATGTTAGTGGTGAGGGTGGACGGATACGTGCCCAGGCGTTTACCACTTCGTTGAGAATGATTCGGAACACGCGCCCACGGACGCGTTTGTTCACTCGGGCGAATCCTGAATGGACATAAGACGCGGCCGCTGGGCCCGGAAGAGCGAACAAGTAGTTTCCGCTCGGTGAATACACGGCCACTCGGCGTGCGTACTTCTTGACGTTTCTTACACAATCCATGGGTTTGGGGAATAGTCGCGCCGGCCAGGGTGACCGAGTTTGTAATGAGCCCCGCGACAGGCTCGTTTCCACCTCAATTATACTATACCGTACGTGGGGCCGAAAGTCAATAGTCGCGGACTTCCCAAAACAATGTATTCCACCCCAGGACACCCACACCAATTGGGTAGGTGCTAAGTTCCACGACCGCTTGTGGATAGTTGGACATTACTTCCTCTAATTTGTCCATACTGGGTGGATCGAGAAAGAACCGCAAGATCTCCAATGCACGTATCCCCCAAACGTGGTCCATCTGGTCGTAGGCCTGACGGATACCGACCCCACTAAACAGGGCATACCGCATTATTGGGTTTGGGATGTGGGAAGGCCCACCGGCGGTGACTTCCGCCTGGAGGCAAACTCGATGGTCTGGAGAACTTTCATCGGCCAACACTTCGTTGGGCGAGTACCCCCAGCGCACTAATCGTTGGGCGTATTCCAAAGCCCGGTGGCCAGGCACACGATACCGCTGCCCGCGGCGATCACCCGGACGAACACAGCGAAATGACACCAATGGGGGCATAGGATCAGGCGGGCGGCTCAAGAATTCCGACAGCCACCATTGGCGCAGCCGGTTACCGAAATCCAGCCGCAGCGAGCGCGCGTAGAACTCCCGCTTGTCCTTGATTCGACGCTGTACACAAATCATGCCAAACCTCCCTCACGCTTTCGCCCAGCGACAAGTAGGGCTTGAGGTCTTCCTTCAACGTTTTCATCCAGTCTTCAGCGAACACATTTCCGCGTGACCGCTCAATCAACGCGTAGATGAACATTTCCATCAAATCGGCGCAATGAAGGTAGTCCTTTTCCACTGGGGACAATTGTGGGAAAGAATCACAGCAGTTACTCAGCGCTTCTTGCTCCATCTGGTCCAAGACTGCTTGCGCCCCACGATTGTTCTCCTCCAAGCGCTTCTTGGTGGCGTAAGGGATGTCGCCTGTCTCCAACTCGCCCATATCGTGGAGGAGCGCAGCCTTCAGTATGCCCACCGTCATGAATTCCTCTGGTACAATCCGCAGAAGGATTAAGGCCACACCAAAACTGTGTTCAGCCACCGATTGGGGTGTAGTCGTCTCGGCGGTGTGCCAGCGCTTGACCCGCCCCGCCATAGACGCTCGAATCAACTTTCCAGCTTCAATCATTTCTTCTCCCTTCGCTTTTGGCGTCGCTGCTCTATCCTACCCAACCACTGAAGGCAAGCATGTTTCCAGTCTACGTGATCGCCCATCTTTCCCAAAGCGGCGCGCGCGGCTTCAAGATCGTTCGCCTTGTACGCCCACCAGGAATTCCACATAGGCGCAGCCACCCTGTTGAGTATGGGGTTTCGGTATGGGTAATTCCGAAAGTACTCATCGCCCGAGTTGTGAATCCAAACCGCAAGCTCACCATCAAACGAATCGAAGTCGCTTATCAACGGAACGCGCGTTAGCTTGCCACTAATATACAGATCCTCGCATGAGTTCGCTGCTCCAGATATGTAGCGGTCGGCAATGTCCTCGTAGAAGTGCCAACTATTGGACACCTGGTACATCGTCCCCACGGGAACGCCCACGCCAGCTGCCACGTACTCCAACAGGTAACTCATATGCACAGCGTTTGCACCATACGCACCCCAGATAACATCGTTACTGCGGTTGCATATCGTCATGCTCAGCTCCAGTTGGCCCAATGGGCCTGTAGGCCGAAGGTAGAAGTACACGTTTGTGTTGCAGGGTAAGTCTTTGGCGTTCCACACTGGGTTTAAGTCGGATTCCGCGTCCCACATCTGTAAAACCACACGCCGGTCGTGCGGGCGTTCTTTAAGCATGTGTATCACGTGCCAAAGCTGATCGTGGTCGTTAGAGTGGCGGACTTTGAAGTGGCGTCTCCAGCGGTATCCGTAGGCGCCATGGAAGATGACTCCATCGTCGCTGTATTCCTTCATGCGGCTGTTGAAGTTCGAGATCCATTGGACGTCATGTCTTCCAGCCAGCATCCATAATGCCTCGAAGAAATGGAAGTATGGATTGCAGTGGCGGATTGGATCCCAGAGAATGCGCTCCAAGGGCCTCTCGTACACGGTAGTCACAGGGCAAGGTGCCTCCCAAACGGCACCATTGCGCGAGGGCCTCTGGATTAAATGGTGCTCTCGTTCTCGCCAATAGTGCTTGGCCCTTTCCCAAGCACCGTTCACGTTTCGTTCTTTGATAGTCCACATAGCTATGTCCTATTATACAGTTCAAGCTCCGATGTTCCAAAATAGAACAGGTGCGCGCAACTCCTTCAAGTTCTCCACCAACCAAACCCATGTCTTCAAGTCATAGTACGCATTGCAAGGAAATGGAGGGGCTGGACCCGGGCGCGCCTTGTCGGAGTAGGCGTATCCCTCATCCACGATTCTCACAAGTTCTCTCAACTCGTCTGGAGGCAGCGTGATCCATTTCGACAGCAGACTATACACAGTACGCTTTGACCTAGAATACCCCATATGAAGAATGAACCTCGGAAGCCTGCGTATTCTCCTTTCAAGAAAAGCCTTCCAAAAGCCCATAAGAACCCCAGTAGCTATTGTTCCCGATGATATAGGGACTACGACGGTTTTGTACTTACCGATCTCGGTCCGACAAACTTCGTCCGCCGTCTCAGTTACCGATTCAGGAATCTGTATCGCATTGGGGACCATGTATGCTCCTTCGGGCAAGTCCCGTCTCGCCCTATGATAAAGTATTGATGACCGCCCAGCAGTAAGTGGCCTGAGTTCAGCCCCCAACTGTTTAGCGCGAAACTGGGATGGGCGAAGGGTTCCCTCAGTGTCCGCCTTCAGTCGAGGGTAATACACGATGCACTTCTTCCCGAGCGTTTCACACGCTGCTGCGACTGCCCAACCCGCTTGGGAGTGAACTGTATCCAAGACGCCAATTACGGGCTCCTGGCGCTTCCGTATGTGAGCCAACACACCACGAGCTTTACTGAATTTTGGGCCACCGATACAGCAGAGGTCCTCTCGCTTTACGTACATTCCATGGTATTCTTTCACGGGAGTCGATTTCAACCTCATAGAATCACGCTCCAATATTCCAGAACAAAACTTTGCCGCGAAGCTGGTCTCTATTTTCAACCAACCACTTCCATGCTTTTGCCTCATAATAGGGCGACGCGGGGAATGGAACTCTAATACGAGATTGATCGTCGTACTGGTAACCCAAATCTACGTACTTCAACCAGAACGTTGGGCGAACGTAACGCGAGTATCCCAAAACCCCATACACGCGTTCCCTTTGAACTACCCTCATCAACCCGGCCAAGTGAACTCCAACGCCCACAGGAACCACCAAAACGTCTGGGCGTCCCCAACGGTCCAGCGTCTTCTGGTATTGCTCGGCAACTTCCAAACGCGTCTCTTCCAACCGGAAACCAGCGGGCATAAAATAACAAGACTTAAACTCATCCTTCGCATGAGCAGTCATTATCGCCTGACGCGTCGCCATTGTAGGCCAAAGATCTGCCCCAAACTCCTTCTTTGCACGCATTTGTTGGGGCGGGATTGTCTTCTGGCCCTTGTACGTTGGATACACTATGGTACAACGGATCTTCAACTCGTTACAGCAAATCGCGGTAACCAACCCATTCAATGATCTGAACGTATCCACACAAACAACATGACGTGGCCGCGGGTTCATACCCTTCAGGTGTCTCCAAGCGCCACGAATCTTGGACAATTTCACCATGTCGCAGCAAAGATCTTCTCGCTTCACCCAAACCCCATCGTACTTCTCCACAGGCGTGTAGTCCAACAGCTTCATCTCAGAACAGTTTTGAGCGCCTTGCATCCACAGTCTTAACGCATGGGACTCCAGGGTCAACATCCCGATCATACACGCTGTACTTGAAGTCGCCCATCCGCAACGCCTTCGCCGCCCCGAACAGCTTACTCCCACAGCGCCCGCGGCATTCCGGGTCACCATCGGCGCACCGCAAACATCCGCTTGGAGGGCATTCCTTGACTTCGCGGAACGGCTTGCCCAAGCTGGTCCTAGTAAACATGGGAACTCGTTTGCCGTGGCACTGGTCGGACGTCATGTAAAGTGGATTCATACTTACGCCACGGCTGATCATGCCTCCCGTAACCGGGTCATACACCTTCTCGTACTCGTAACACAGCGCCATCGTGACCTTAGCCTTCTTGCACTCCGCCTGAAATCTGTCCAAGGCGTGCTTGCGATAGCTCAGGTCTATGGTGGTTTGGCTCCCCACTGTGTAGTTTAACACAGACTGTAGCTCATCGGCTGCGTCTCGGCCAAATCTGCCAGCTACTTTGTGGATTAGAGCACTCTTCCAGCTATGAGCTACCTCCACGAACTTGAAGATGCAGTGGTTTGCGCCAGCTTTCGACAACTTCCAAATCAGCTCCACGATATCATCTACGGAAACGACTCCAGGTACAATGGGGTTAATCTGAATGGACACGTAAATCCCCGCCTTGTGGAGTGATTCTACCTGATCAATCAGATCTGACAAGTCTGGAGCCCAAGGCGATAGCCTCCGCCAACGCTTCTCATCAGGGCAGTTGATCGACATCTGAGCGTAGCTGTACGGGTTGCGCCGCAATAAGTCGTATGCCCAGTCCGGGTAGATCATCCGTGACAGAAAGAAGATGGGAAGTCCGGCACCCACAAACACCTCAGCCGCCTGCTGTGTATTGTGGTAGATGTCTTCCAGCGGAAGGAATGGTTCCGTGAAACTGCTGAAGTATCCGGCGGCAGCCGTTTTCATCTGTGATAGCGACTTCCTCACGAACTCTCCATAATTGCGTGGTACCGTCGTTATCCCTTGACCACGGTATCCACGAGTCCCGGAATTGACGTAACAGTTGTGTACAAGCACCCCGTCTGCGCAGAAGTTCTCCGTATCAGTTTGAACGTCATACACAACTACGCTTCCACGGACTACTTGCTTGCGGATGACCGTAGTATACCTTTCTGTTCCAGCACCTTCCGATCCCAAAGCTCTACTGGGTACCTGCGCTGAAAACGCTCGAACCGCTCCTTGCTCTGAAGAGAGAAATAACCTTTCACCTCTATAAACTTGTGCGAATCCGGGAGCCAAAAATCCGGTATGTACGTTTCGTCGCCCAGTACTAGCGTTACAGGTTCGTATTCCCAACGCAAACCCTCTTTGTCCAAGTATTCTGCCACCAATCGTTCCCACTCCGAACGCATGTGGATACCTTTGTACACACCGCGTTTGGATGAACGGTACCCCATTCTGCCCAAGCGCATGCGCTCGCTCATCTTCAGCTTCCACTTCAAAGACTTCGGCCGCCCCACCGCAGGATTCCGACGTTTCAAGAACGCCTCCCTCATTCGCGCACGAGTCTCCGGCGACCTTTTGATGCCCTTCAGTTTGCAGGCATTCTTGTTCCCTCTGGAAATCAAACTGCAATGGATTCTGAAACAATCGTCGCAAAGTTTGCGGCGTCTGGGTATCGGGGAAGAGCACATACGGCAAGACCCCAGTGGCTTCTTCCCGCGCTGGTTTCCCAACATGGCTTCGGATATCTCCTTCATACGAGATTTGTTGCACTGTCTGCAGTACTTGGCGTACTGAGTAGGTACCGGGCGAACACCACAAATTGCGCACAAAGGCATCACTGTAGGCGGTTCTGGCAAACCTTTGTTCCTGAACTCCATGCGCTGAGAACGCCGCCAATTTGAACAGTGTTCGCAATACAGCGCCCGATCCGACAACGTAGGACGCTCTTTGCAGATTCCGCAGATCCTTCTCAGTTCCAATAGTCTCGACCTCCTCTCCAATCTTTAGTTGCCCGGCAGGGACCCAACCTCTGATCCTAGAATATATCAGGTGGTCTGGCGTAAGCCTCAAACGGCGACCATCAGCCAGCTCCAGTACCAAAGTCCGTCTGACCACGCGGCTCAAGCAGCCCATAACCTTGGCCGGTCGCCAACCGCTAACATTACGGCCCCACACGGTATCGCCCACTCGCAAAGACTGTATCGGAACCCAACCATCTGGCGTAGCCACACGTGTACCCCCAACCATGCAAAACATGCAGCGAACTGGGCATGTTCCGCCGTAAGGCTGAGTAAGCACCGCCTCGGTTTCACAAGGTCTCGGCCTCACGTTGTTCGGCTCGTACTTGCCCTTGTACCATCCTTGAAGAGGCTTTGCATTATCGACAATTGTGTGAGGCGTCGGGTCTAAGTACACCTTCACTCGTTTCCGGTTCTCCGAGCCGCGCAGCATGGTAACATACCAATACTGGTACCGGAACCCAGTTTCCTCATCCAACTCTACTGGGCCTTCCGTTTGTCTTGGCTCAGTCCTCATGAAGTATTTGTATTTTGTGGTTTTTGGCATTGTTAACTCCTTTGGAATCCTACCAAATCATCCTAACCTTCGCACGACGCTGCGACTCCTCCAAGGCTCTCAAGTATTTCGGAACCACCTCTTGCGGGCTATGGCTCCCCAATGTCCTCTGGTACCCATCTAAAAGCTGAGACCGCAAAGAGTTGGCGTAATCGGGATCTTCGTAGCAATGCTTCAACAGCTTGGCCAACTCTACCGCGTTTCCAACAACAATGCAATTGACCCCGGGAATCATCTCATCGTCAGGTAGAATCCAGTCACGGTGGATCACCAAAATGCAACCTGCGTCCATCGCCTCCAAAAACGTGTATTGGGTTCCACCGCCATCGTCCCTGATCTTAGACATGTCTACCGAGATTTTGTATGAGGAACAAATCTTCACACCTTCTTCCAATCTGGGAGGGAAATTCCCGGAACTCTGCTGGTACTCTGGGTACTTGGGAATAAGTACACGCTTGCTCCAAAGCCGCTGGTCGAAACCGCGAATATGAATCCGTGCCGCGTCTGGAAGCAAACGATTTGCATCCAATAAAATGTATGTTCGTTTGTCTGAATCGACTCGTGCTGTGGAAACCGCCAAGTGGGGCCTTGTACGGAGATCACTAACTCTCTTGTTAAATGGGACATATGGATGAGGGACTATTGTGGAAGCCGGGAGGATTCTCTTCATAGCCTTTCGAATCCCAATAACCCGGCTAATGTACTTTTCCACAATCGTGCGCGCAGTCCGGGAGGACTTTAACTCCTCAGGATCATGGATCACCAAAGCAGCCCCAGCACGAATAAGATTCAGAACTCTGGGCCACATCCGGGCGTGTACCGCTGTTATCAAACTCCATGTTGGATTCTCAGATATAATTTGGACAGCGTGATCAAGACTGACTACGGACGCAGCCACGCCAAAGAACTTTGTTGGCCGCCCATCAGTCTTGGATTGCGGGCGTACCAAGTACAGTGCTGCTCCGTTCCCAAACGACCTAGCCAGGTGAGCTGTGTACGTCGACCAACCGCCTTTCAGGTTCGAGGGGCTCACATAGAATAAATTCACTCCAGGCATCCCAACCGTCTACCAACCATACAATGAGTACTTGTACCGAGATCGCAAATTTCCTTCACCCAACTTCGCTCTGAGGTATTTGTCAGTCTCGCAAAGGCTGTGCTCGATGTCCCGCAGCTCCAGCTTCGGAACCCAGGCAGGGAGCGCGCGGCGAGACAGCGAAAGCAAGTGCCGCATCTCCACCAGAGCGAGGTCATCTTGAAGACTCCGTTTCACGGGAACCCCCGCCAAGCGGTTCAACCCGCGTTTTGCGCCTGGGCCCGCATTCGCCCAAGTGTTTATGTCCTTCGCGTTACACAAGTATCGTGTATGGCGAAGGTCCGTTGCTACCTCGTAAGCCAAGAATCCACCCCATCCCTCGAATCCCATCAGATATTCCGTCCAACCTTGTATGGTGTCCGGCCCGTCTTTCCCAAACTTCACGCCACAATCGCGCTGAAACTGTCGATACAGCGGATCGAGGACACCGAACACGGTGTAATGCACCTTGGGGACGAAGCCCTTGCCGAATTTGTGCCCCGTATCGCCACGTAGCATGTACGCGCCGGTGTAGACCTTCAGCCCACGTGCCCTACGCGATTCCAGGACATCGTAGACTTCACGAGGGTCCCAACGGTGAGGAAGCGTTGTTTCATCGAATAATTCATACAGAGTTGGAGGCCAGTTTATCTGGCGGGCAATACAGAGGAGAAACCACAAATTACGGTGATGGTGCCAGCGCTCGCGTATGTTTTCCCGAATCCAAATGGTTACGCGATCCAGTTCCCGGAACACATTACAGAAGCGGTAGTCCCGCAGAATGGGGTCACACGTCCATTCAGCCTGAGGTCGTTTCTCCACAAACCTGCGTATGTAAATGCGGTGGCGCTCACGTATCCAATACCACAAAGGAGCTGGATCCAACCGCCTCGGCTTCAGATCGCTCGTGTTCTTATTCATCACTATCATTCCAATTATACAAGGAATCAACATGGAAAGTAAACACGAGGCCGGTTCTAGCCAATCAACCCCCAAGTTAACCCCCAACTCAACCACGAACCCAGCCAATTCCCAAGTCAAGCCCCAAGCGCAGGCCAGTTAATTTCACCCGGTTGCGGGGAGGAAAGGGGATGGTTTAAGGGGTATAGAGGGGTGGGTAACTGGTATAGTTAAACCCCGCACCCGGTGCCCGTTGTGCCCTTAGACCCGACTAGACCCGCCCGCTAGCGCACCCGGCGCTCTCGGCACCCGGGTGCACGGTTAGCCGATTGGTACTTTACTCGCTCCGTTGAAAGAATTTTAAAAACCGAAAATTCTTTCCGCAAATGGGCTGGTCCAATTCACCCAACTCGGGCCGTAAATACAGCCCAATCTTCCACGAAAGCACGAAAGCGGCGAAAGGTGTATAATAGAAACCGTGGATCGCTTATCGCGGAGGATCAATCATGAACGACATTGGACAATTGGAGAGATATCTGCGTCATTACATTTCCCAAATACGCCGGATAGTGTCCAAGGCCGATGGCGTCCCTTCCAATCACGTTTTCCTTCCATTGAAGAATGGAGACGCACTGTCCATGCTAAATTGGGCGGTTTGGGCGAAGCGCTACAACATACCACTCCCACGCGTCGTCGCCATTGTCCGTCGACCCTACACGAAGCGACGCGGTTGGAGGGCGGGACTTCTTGGCGCTCCAATACGCGCACTTACAGGCCCCGGAGCAAGGCGCAGGGTCGCCGAACACGCCAATCCAAAACCGCCCGACTCGATCACGCTCCCACTGGGAAGGTTACGTGCTCGGTCTCCTGACCAGTATGCCCGGCTAGCCGAGCAGCGCCGCATACAGATGTGGGCATACCAGCGCAACTTGCGATTGAGGGCGATCCCGCAACCATGATCAAGGCTGGCTTCTGGAAAAGCGCGAACTACCAAGACTACTTGCTTGCGCTCCTTACACGCGACGCCAAGGCATGTATCGAGTGCGGCCGGTGGCTGACAGGGAAGGACTTTGAGCCCATCCCAAACGTGCCGGATGGGCGGGAACGGTTCATCACTGGAACCGTAGTGTTGGAGTTCTTTCAGCAATACCGCAAACCAATCAAGGATCTCCTGGAGTCCCAGCTACGTGCGTACATGGAGAGCTTGAACCTCACTCCTCGTGTTCAACACTCCACACTTAGCTACGCCAAGCGGATTCAATCCCTCAAAGTACCACATCCCAAGGCAATCATTGACCGCATCGTCGAATACAAAGTTGAGCGGCACCGTACCCGACTTCTACGACAGTTGGCCGATCTCCACGGAGCGGGAAGGCTAACCGACAAGGATTGGGAACAAGCGTTCCGCGATGGGCTACGAAGGCCATCAAAGCCCAAGTCATTGGATTTCTTCAGCGATGAGTCAGTAGCCGCCCGCATTCGCCGCCGTTCCCAAACTCGTTTTCGCTCCGCACCTTGCTTCCTAATCGATCCGCTTGACCAACTGGTACAAGGGATTCGGTCCGGGCAGATTGGTTTGGTGATTGCCCCCACGAAGCGTGGTAAGAGCCTTTTCTTGATATGGGTCAGCGCCGCGTATGTGGTTCAGGGGCTAAATGTCCTCCACTTCACTTTGGAAGATCCCAAACCAGATGTGGAGGATCGCTTCGACTCCGCCATAACCGGAATCCCAATCCATGAATTATCAGATTCATCCAAGTTCCAACGGCGATGGAAGCTCAGGAAGCGTCTGTATCGGTCCCAATTGAAGGTCATCGATGGAACCGACCAGTCACTCAGTGTGGCAGATATCGAGAGTGAGTATTTGGCTCAACGGGAGGAGGGATTCTTTGCCGATGCGCTGGTAATCGATTACGACGATGAGATAGCACCTGCGCGCCGTCTGAACAAGCGAAACGAGGAGCTGGATCAGATATACAGAGACCTCCGCCGCCTTGCGTCGAAGTACGACCTGATCGTTTGGACTGCTGCCCAAACCCAACGCGGGACCGAAGACCTGAAGATACTTCAAGGCAGCCGTGTGGCCGATGCGATTGGGAAAGTACGGAAGTGTACGATGGCATTAGGGCTGGGCAAGAGCGATTGGGACGTAGAGGATTCCATTTACATTTGGGTGGCTGCGCATAAGTTCGACCGTATGAACTGCGGGTGCGACATCGTAGGCGACAAGTCACGCATGGTGATCTACGACCCGGTTGCGACTGAACGAGAAGCTAGGAACAATAGCGGAAGCTCAACACCGGATTTGGATGGTATGGAGTTTTAGCCGAACTTGGGAAATCTCAGGTCTAAGCCATTCCTAAATCCGCCCGTGGGTAAAACTACATCGGCAAGGCGTAAGATGGCTTAGAGCTGACGAGATTTGCCGGGATTGGTGTTTTAGAACGACGTGCCTAGACTCGAACAACATCTAAGCGTTCTTCAACGGGCAGGCGTCCCATTCAAGGTGAGCCGAGACAACGTTCAGATCTGTTGTCCATTCTGTACCGAACGTGGCGAGACGCCAGACCATAGATTCCGCCTAGGTCTCACCGCTAGTGGTCTGGGCCATTGCTTCAACTGTGGGTGGAAGAGCCGGCGTGGATGGGGTGCCGTGTATCGAGCTTTGGGGATTCGGTCCTCCATCGTTGCTCGTAACCAGGGGAACCCAGTGACTCTGGAACAAGAACCGTTGGAGGATGTCGGACTCCCAAAAGGATTCATCCCATTGTGGAAGGGCAAACTCCCAAGCCAACAGCCACTCAACTACCTCAAGAAGCGTGGTGTAACTCCGCAGCAGATCCGACGTTACCAGATTGGTTCATGTTGGAAAGGAGAGTTGGCCGGAAGAGTTGTCGTTCCAATAGTGTGGAAGGCTAAGGTTGTGGGTGTTGTCGCAAGAGATTTTACGGGGCAACAACGGCGGCGTTACCTGAACACCGGAAAAAAGGCCATATGGGGCCCACTCAAGCCAAAGCTGAAACGGATTCACGTCTTTGAAGGCGTATTCAAGGCAATGCGGGCCGAGAACGTCCTGAGGCAGCCTTGTGTGGCAATTCTTGGATCCCAACTCAGTGGGTTTCAAGTGTACCAAATAGATCACGTTCAACCTGATGAAGTCGTCCTATGGCCTGACCCTGATCGCCCAGGAATATTGGGGGCATCTCAGTCGGTCTACAAACTCCAGGAGTTGGGTATCACTGTTTATTTGGCGAAGGTTACGCGTCCCGCAGACGAATGCCCGCTGGAAGAGATCGCCCAAGCCTACCGATCCCGCCAGCCAGTGGGTTGGATAGGGGCACTTCTGTAAGGACTTTACTTCTGCGTGCGACCATTATATAATAATGATGAGGACGAATATGAAGACAAATATGAAGAGAAAGCTAAGCCACAGAGCGAAGTTGACACCGGTCCAGGTACGAGCGATCCGGCGCAGCCAAAGGCGTCAAATGGACCTCGCCAAACGCTATGGCGTCAGCCAAGCAACAATAAGCAACATAAAGCGAGGCGTTGTCTACAAGGCGGTCTCTGATGGAAGACAGTGACCGCGGTGCCGTTCTTTGGATAGACGTGTACGGGCTGGTGTTCCAGTCCTACCATGCCTTGAAGAACATGGCCACGAAGCGCGGGTTCCCAACAGGCGTGATTATTGGCACACTGTCAAGCTCGCTCAAAGCGAAGCTCCAGTTTCACCCCCAACAGATATTTGTGTGCTGGGATTGTCCGAGGATTGGGAATTGGAGAACCCGCAAGAAACCAGATTACAAACAGCCACGAGGAGAAAAGGATCCACGCATGAAGTGGGCGCTGAGCGAACAGATCCCTCTCCTCAGGCGACTGATCAAGAATCTCGGCTATACCCAACTCTACAACCCCAATTTGGAGGCCGATGACCTTATGGCGTTGGGGGTGTCCTTTGTGAGCGAGACCCGCCCCGGTGTCCGTCAGGTTCTCCTCACGTCCGACAAAGACCTGTATCAGTTGTTTGAGTACCCGGGCGTATCAATTGTCAATCCCCATTCCAACAAGTCAAACTCACGCCGGCCCCTGGGACGAGCCGAAGTGGAGTCCCAATTCGGCATCAATGTCGAACGTTGGGCTGAGTACCTGGCCCTAGGCGGGGATAGTTCCGACAACATAACCGTTCCCGGGATGGGGCCGAAGACGGCCATCAAACTGATACAAAAGGGAGTGGATCTACGCAAGCCCCTTGAGCGGCAGCCAACTCCGCTGAAGGAATACTTGACGCCTCGCTGGAGTGCTTTGCAATTGGCTTACGAGTTGGCGCACCTTCCACGATCACCCAGAGATGAACGAATCCGCCAATTCACGCCCGGCATGGATATGAGTAAGGTTTTGGCGTCGCCGAGTTTGAAAAGCGCGCACGTTCGGCGGCGCAACATCGCCAAGATCTTGAGCCAGTGCCAAGCAACTCGGCTCTTGTCTCAAGTGTCAAAACTTGGACTATGGTAAGGAGACATGAATGAACAGCCAATCAAAACAATCAAAAGACGTGATAATTAAATGGGTCCCGGGCTTGGCTGGGCTTGCACGAAGGTACTGGCCCAAACTCCCAGCGGATGTAAAGCCCTTCTACGGGCCAGATGACATGCTTCAAGAGCTCATCTGCCTTGCTATGAAGCATATGAGGTCCTACGATCCCGATCGAGCCAGCCCCGGAACATACATAATGTCCTGCGCCCGAAACGATTGTATAATAATCGCACAACGCTTGTCCAGCCAAAAGCGGTCAGCCGACATGAGGCCGCTTTCCGACGAGAACTTGCCGTCTAGGCGTTTTGAGGGTTGGCAGCTATCGGAAGCCATCAGCATATTCCAGAAGTTTCTGCAGCAGTGCAGCCCCAAAGCACTAGACGCAGTTGGTACGCTGTTCAGAACGAACAATCCAAGGTCGGTGAAGAGGTCCTTGGATGAGATCCGATCCGCCGCAGAACAGGTGGGGTTGCGACCGTCCCACCTACGTCTGATCAAAGGCTGGGTGTGCTAGAGCCGTATGGGTGTCGAATGCGTACGTTGTGGACGTTCATTTTCGCGTAAAGACATATTGGATGGGCGTTACGCAATGGACACGTTCATGTGTTGGGATTGCTACGTGAAGATGCAGTGTTCCCCATACGGTGTATGCTGCTTTGGAAAACCCACAGTCCTAAACGCTGAGGGCAAAGTGACCCATTATGGCTACAACCCAGAAGATCCATATTGCAAAGAAGTTTGTCCTCACAGGAAGCATTGTATAAATATCCTTAAGGAAGGTGTTTTATGAAGATCCAAAACAATGAACTAGACTCTGTCCTGAAGTTGATGGACTGTATCCCAGACAATTCGAGCGTAGCCACCCCAACAGCCGGAAACGCGCAGTTGGGGTTTGGGGATGGAAGAATGACAATTTGTGTAGCGGGAGTGGGTGCCGCCCATTCAAGTGTGAAGGTTTCTGAGCTTCCGAAAAGCCCAGTAGCTCCAATAGCGGTGAGCCGGAAGCATCTATCCGCGATGATCCGCGCGGCCAAAGATTGTGGTGAACCCCAATCGACGTGGGCGATAAAGGACGCCCAGGTTACTGTGACGTTCGGGAGCCGCAGATTCAACTTTAGCGCAGTGGAGCCTACCGGATACCCGGAGCCCCCAAAACTCGAAGGTAAGACGTATAAGCTGGACGCCGAGTGGATCCGTGATTTTGGGTTGATGCGAAACTACATTAGCCCATCGGTGGAGGACGTCAACGCCATCGTGTGCAACCGGAAGACCATGGTTGCCTCGGATTATTTTCAACTGGCGCTCGTGGAGTACAGAAGCATCAATCTTCCGTCATTGGTAATACCCGGCCCACTGGTCAACGTCCTGATCGGCTACGGTGAATCCGATAACCCGCCAGCCCTGTACGTCCAGAAGGACACTATGGTGCTGGACGTGCCGAAACTGGGGACCCTAGTGTATCCGAAGGCCACATCATACCCAATTGCGCGGTTAAAGAAGGTCATCACGGAATGCAAGGCCGTTAAGCCATCCATCTACGTGAAGAGTTCGGAGTTGTTGGGGGCGTTGAGAACGCTGAACACGTTTGTGTTCGATTCCATAGCGTCAGAGATAGCCGTAGACGTTGGGGGTAACTCCATAAGTTTTGAGATGGCTCTGCAATCTGGGAACGTTTCATCCAAATGCAGAGCCAAATGTAACGCAAAGCCAAAAGGAAAGTGGTTTCTGCGGTCGCTTTTGAAGTGGCTTGAATATGTGGCTCCGTATGATGTAGATGTAATGATCGGAGTCAGCAACAAGGTGTGGAAATTCCAAGCTGAGTTGAACGACAGAACCTTCTGGATGGTGATTCCCGCGTGAAAAGAGATCTATTTGGGCGTGTAGTAAGTTCGTTATCCAAACCGCGTTCACGCAATTCAGCGTTCGGACCACGCGGATGCCGAAACTGCACACTGCGAGGAAAGTCCCGACGGATATTGGGTTCCGTGAATGGAAAACGCGTCCTTGTTTGGGGGATGGCTCCGGGGCTGGACGAGGACAAAGAGGGCATGGAGTTTGTCGGGAAAAGCGGGAAGCTTCTTTGGACCGCTTTCCAGGAGGTTGGTCTATCCCGAGAGGACGTGGATACCCAGAATGTGGTTCGCTGTTGCCCCAAGGAAGGCGGACGTCTGAGAGACCCTACTGAGAAGGAAATCTACTGCTGCAGCTATTACAATGAGCGTGCTATCCAAGCAGCCTACGGGAAGGCAGCAGTACACTTGGTGTTGGGCAACACGGCAGCGTACTCGCTGTTTGGACAAAAGGGTTCATCGTCTTCGGTTCGTTGGGATGAGGGCTTGAACGCCTATGTGGTGTTTGCCCGACACCCATCGTACCTTTGCAGAATCGGGGCAACACCAAGATCCCAACATCGTGAGTGGTACGCTTTCATCGACCGACTGCGTGCGGTCAAAACCATGATGGAGCACCCTGGGCGGTGGGGGTATCTGAGATCACTTGACTACAAAGCGTTGACCACCATCGATGGCGTGAACCGGGAGTTGAAGCCCGTGCTGAAGGCGGCGGCAGCGAGCGGTAAGCGAATTGCGTGTGATATCGAAGACGAACCCGACCCCAATGGCGGGAGACGGATAATTATGGTTGGTTTCGCGTGGGGTTCGGGGAAGCCGGGTCAATGCTCCAGCTGGAATGGAGGAGCAAGGACTATAGTTCTACACCACCCAGGGGTTGATGGCGACCCACGACGTGTAGAGAAGTTGAAACGTGTTCTGCGGTCTATAATGAAGTCCGCGAAGGTGAGAAAGGTTTTCCAGCATGGGAGTTATGATGTCACAAGGCTGGAGGAGTACTTGGGCGTGAAAATCAATGGCTACGACTACGACAGCCAGTACGCCATGTACCTTCGCTACCCATACCTTCGCAGCGTGAGCCTTGAGACAATCGCAACGCTGTTCTTTCCAGAGTTCGCCGATTACAAACAGATCATGAGGCCGTACTACCCCAATCTATCCCAAGCACCACTGGATGACCTCGTTCTGTACAATTGCGCAGACGCCGACCTAACGAAGCGTGTGGAGTCGAAGACAGCGGATTCGATATCACTACCGCTTCTTCAAACATACATATGGGCTGCTTTCACGTTGGAGCGTATGGAGGAACGTGGGCCCATACTCGATGAAGAGCTTGCGGAAAACTTACAGAAAGACGTGTCCACCTTGCGAGAGAAGATCCTCAACCGCATCCACCAAATACCGGGATTGGAACGACTGGATCCATCGAAGCAGGCCCAAGTAGCGGCCGCATTGTACGACAAGATGGGGTACCCGCAACTCCAAGGCAGGTCCACAGATAAACAGGTATTGGAGATACTGGCAAACGAGTATCATCGAAAGAATCCATTTCCGAGACTTGTGATGGCGTACCGGAAACTGGATAAGATGGAGAACACCTATTTGGTGGGGTACCGAGCCAGTGCGCGAAAGAACGGCGGAGAGGTCAGAACGATATGGTGGCTCACGGGCGCAATCACCGGCCGGCTTCGCAGTGGTCGTGGTGACTCAGCCGAGAAGGAAGGTGTGGTCAATCTCCAGAACATCCACGGCAACCCAACACTGAAGAACATTCTGGTCTCAACTCCAAACTGGAGAAAAGCCATAAATATCAGCAGCGAGGAAGTATTGGACCTTCCTGTGTTCCTGCAACTGGACTACTCTCAAGCTGAACTTCGGATGTTGGCCGAGATGTCTCAGGACAAACGTCTGTTGAGCCAGTTTATGAGTGGTGTAGATATCCACTGCCAGGTGGGACACGAGCTTACGGGTTGGCCGGTAGAACGAATTGCTAACGACCAGAAGACCAGACGTGCGGTTAAGAACTTCCATTTTGGAATCGTGTTTGGACTGAGCCCGCAAGGCGGAAGCGCATACATGAGAGCACGCGGAATTAAGATGTCTGAAGCGCAGTTCGCTCGATTCCTGGACAGATACTTCCAGCGGTACCCAGGCGTAAAACGGTACATGAACGAGCAGCGCCGTAAGGCAGCATCGAAAGGTTACGTCGAAACATTATTCAAATTTCGGCGTCCCATCTACGAGGATGACAACCGGTCAACCCACGCCGGAAACCAAGCAATAAACAGCCCCATACAAGGATCTGCGCACCAACTCTTGTTGATTGCGTTAGCGATGTTGCACGCTTACAAGGATCGCTACCCACTCCTCCAGGAGCCCATGATGGAAGTCCACGATGCACTATATTTCTTGGTTCGGCTGCGTGATCTTCCAGAGGCGTATAAACAGTCAAAGAGACTGTTGGAGAAGGACGTGGTGAAGTATACTTATCAAATGTGGGGCTACGGGCTTAGGGTTCCCTTAGTAGCGGAGGCCCAGTTCGGTCTCACGTTGGGCACTCAAGTTGACTACCACGGAGAGGATCCACAAGAGTGCCTGTCAAAATGGAGGGACAAGTACCAGAACCTGATGAAGGATTCCAAACTACTCGATGATGACACGTACCAACTTTTGGGTGGCTATAAATCCTTCATCAAGCATCCTGTATAATCATAATAACAGCTATGGCTACTCCGAAGAAAGTTAGATCCAATCGCTCCAAAAGGCAGTCCGACACGGGAATTTTGGGCAGCATCCACTGCCCAGAGGATTTGGCTTCCAGAGCCCAGCACCTTATGGACAAACTCCCAATCGGCGTGTCTACCTTGGAGAGGGACGCAATTGAGCAACCGCAATTGTACCTAGAAGCATTGGAGCTTCGGCTGGAAACCTCCCACCGTCGAACCGCTATGGAGATGAACCGCAATCAAGTCAAAGCGGAGATCGAGGCAGCGTTTCGCATCCAGTGCGAGTCTGACGGAAAACGAGCGACTGAACGCATAGTGGACAACCATCTGGAGACTCACCCCGATGTGCAACGCGCCACCAAACGGCTGTGGGCTGCCACGGAAGTTGACGAGATGGCCAAAGCGCTTGTTGACGCGTATCGGATGCGTAAGGACATGATACGTGTTGCTAGCGACTTGACTAGTATGGATGTCCGACGCGAGGAGGCCATGAAGCTGATGACTCAGGAGAACGAGCGATTGAGAACGTTGGCGGAGAAGAAGTATGGGAAACGGCAATAGCCTGACAACCATCACCATATCGTTTTTGGGGCTGGTGGTGTCTGTCCTGGCTTTATGGGTTTTGGCGCCAAGCCTCGCAAAGCGAGCTGCGAGGGCATGGTACACTGAGGCACAACGGGTGTTCTTCAGTAGACTGGAACGCCCCCACAGAACGAAAGGAGCGAAGCACGAGAAATGACACGAGAAGACTGGAAGAGAGAAGGCCGCCGGCGAGTCAAAAGCGCGGCAGAGGGCGACCTTTGGTCACCCGAAGTGGGCTCAAACTATATCCGCATCCTTCCGAATAAACGAGGGATGGACTATCCCCCTTACCTGGACTGGGGAATCCACCGGAACGTGGGCCCCGATGGAGGAAGCGTTCGCTGCGGACTCGATTTCGGCGAGGATTGTTGGCTGTGCAAACAGGTCAACAAGATGGCCGACATCCCGGGGAAAGCCGATCAGGCCAAGCGAATGGAGCGGGCCGATATGATGGTAGTTCAAATCTGCGTTGTGGACCCGGAAACTGGCGAGTACGGACCGCCCAAAGCGTGGTGGCTTAGCATGGGCAAGCGAAGCAACCGTAGCATGGGCATGAGACTGCTCAGCCTTTTGGTGGGGTCCAAACGCGACTACGACCATCCCACCAAAGGGTACAATATCCAGTTCGAGCGCACGGGGACTGGTTTGCAAACCAGCTATGGCCCGTTTGAGCCCGACGTGGAACCGTCGAAGGTGCCTAGCAACGTGAAGGGCCAGATGAGGCTTCTCGAAGATCTGATTCCAGCCTACGATGAAAGCGTCCAAAAAGATGCGTTCTTCGGCCGCAAGCGATCTGACCAAAAGAATGCGTCAGGTGCCGATGATGGGGACTGGGACGAGAGTGAGGAAACCGAGGATGAGGACGATGGAGTGCCTTGGGACGATGATGACGACGCCGAGGACGCCGAGGACGTGGAAGATATTGAGGACGAAGAGGAAACAGAGTCCGACAGTTCCGATGGTGATGACGGTGAAGACGATTGGGACTGGGGCGACGATGACGATGGTGAATTGATCGAACACGATGAGCCAGAGGAGCCGCCAGCCAAGCCCAAAACCAAACCGGCAGCCAAGCGGAAGGCCACCAAGAAGACTACGAAGGGTCCGGTAAAGCGAAAGGCCACCAAGAAGACGGCATCCAAGCAGAAGTAGACTATGGCAGCAGACATTGTTGACCGAGTTCGGAAGCGTCTGAAGCACGACCCGTACCGCTGGGAACCCGGGAGGTGGTTGGACACCGGGTTCCCGGCGCTCAACCGGGTGATTGGGCACCGAGAGAAAGGGATTCCTTACGGGAGGATCTTTGAGATCAGTGGGCTGCAAAGCCATGGAAAGACCGCGGTGGCTTTGGGTTTGGCCGCCGCGGCACAATCTGAAGGGGCCCAAGTTATTTGGGCGGACTTCGAGAACACGTGGGACAGGGACTGGGTCAAGATGAGGGGCGTGGACCCCGATTCAGTCTGGCTGTTTCAGCCTTATGTTGGAAAGTTCCCTGGTGAGTCTGATATGAGAATGATAAGTGGGCAGGAACTGTGCGCAGAGGTGGAGGAAGCGATGAAGACCTTGCCCATGAAGAAGGATGCGCGAGCGATCCTATTTATCGACTCGGTAGCAGCGATAACTACCATCGAGGAACTTCAGGCTGGAGCAGATAGCCAAACAATGAGGACACGTATGGGGCTCCCGATGTTCCTGTCGTCGCTGTTGAGAACTTGGGTTGGATTGGCCCAAGTCCACAATGTGTCCATTTGCCTCATCAACCAACTGCGGGAGCAGCCCATGGCGTTTGGAGACCCTTATTACACCCCAGGTGGACGCGCAATCGAATTCTATTCACACGTGAGAGTTCGCTTGCGGCGGAAGAAGCGCCTGAAGAGCAAGACTCGCGAGGTGGGGTTGGAAGGTGAGATGTCTGCGGTCAAAAACAAGATTGGTGGGGTTCAAGGTTCCACCATACGTTACAGGCTTCGGACAGATACTGGGGAGTTGGAGTTCTTTGAATGAAGAGGAATTTGGCGTTGGAGCTGAGGCCGAAGCGGCTCAGCGAGATGATTGGGCAGGATGCGGTAGTGAAAGCGCTGCGGGCCAAAATGTCCAAACGCCCCGCAAGAGCGTTGATGTTCCACGGTCCCAGCGGAGTGGGTAAGACCACGCTAGCGCGAATCGTTGCGCTGTCGGAACAATTGAACCTTAAACAATGGGGCGAGCCAACGGACGAGGACTGGGAAGCGTACAACCAGTACGCAATACTGGAAACCAATGCGTCCGAAGTCAATGGGGTGGAGGACGCTCGCAACATGGTCGAGTTCGCGCGCCACAGACCGCTTCCGCCAAGCACATGCAAAGTATTCATATTGGACGAGGCTCAGTTGTTGACGAGTCAGGCACAGAATGTACTTTTGAAGCCGATGGAGGACGCGCCTGAGCACGTACGGTGGATAATCTGTACAACGGACCCTCGGAAGATACTTGCCCCGTTGAAGCAGCGTTGCGCCGCGGCCACGTACCACCTCAAACCTCTTGACTCCAAGGGAATCGTGAAACTTCTCCAGCATGGAGCCAAACATATTGCAATGGGTAAGGAGTTGTCTTCCGGGCTCAAACGCTTAGCCCAAGAACTGATTTCTCAGGATGTGCGCGCGCCCAGAGCTGTGTTGAACGCCCTGGAACTGTTCTCCCAAGGGTTATCCCCATCTGCTGCAGTTAGTGGGATACGGGCGGAGGTAGACACATTAGGACTGTTCAGAGCCATAACGAAGGGCAACTGGGCAAGAGCTGCCGAACAACTACGCGAGATGGACCCCTCTGAAGCGGTATGGGTAAGAGCTGCGGCAGCCGGCTGGTTCAAATCTTGTCTTCTGCGAGCATCCAATCCAACTGAAGGTCGTCGTTTCGCCAACGCGTTGAGGGTTCTTACTCAACCAGTCCCATTGGAACAATCGCTCTTGTTCCCGTGGTTAATCTCAACGTTATACAGGATAGCCCATAATCAGTGGTAGGAGGAGAAGTTGAGCAAAGCGCGTTACGTAATTACCAGCGATTGGCACGTGTTGGAGTCGAACCTTCGAGAGTGTGAAAGGGTTACGCAGGAGCTTCATCAGTTCTGTAAGCGGAACAGCGTTGGGATGGTGCTCCACCTCGGCGATATAAAGTCAACACTGAATCCAGTTGACCAGAACGTGACTAACTTCTTGGTTCGGTCCATAAAGACGTTTCTGGAAGACGGAATCGAGTTTGCAATCGTTCTCGGAAACCACGACAAGATAGGCATATCCGACAATACGGGAAGTTGCTTCCCGGTCTTGGAAGCCATTGGCGCTCGCGCTATCGAGGATCTGGCGTCCTTTGTCTACAGCGGCCAGGAGTTCGTTGTTGTTCCCTGGAGGAGAAGCCTCAAGGAGCAAAGCGACATGCTCAGCGGTTTGGAGCCGAATCCAGACGCCGTGTTGCTACTCCATGGGATGGTGCGTGGGTGCAAAATGAGCCAGTATCGCGTAGCTCCAAAGGGGTTGAGCATAGACTTCGGTCGGTGGAAATACGCATTCGCCGGGCACGTTCACAAACACCAAAAACTTGGGCGAAATGCTTGGTACGTCGGAAGCCCCTTCGCTCACGATTGGGGCGAGGTAAATCAGCCCAAAGGATTTATGGCGGTGCTGGGCAACAATAAGCCCAAGTTTGTTCCGCTACATGTGCGGCTGTATTACGATCCGAATGCCCCAGAGTTCAAGAGGCCAACATCAAACCAAGGCGTCCACGTAAGAGTCAACATGGGAACCAACGGCAACGTTGGTAATGTTGAACGCGTGATAGAGAACGCGAGACGAAGGTACAATGCGGAATACGTCTCCATAGTCTACAGCAGACCAGAGAAGCACCAAACCCTCGAACAGCAAGAGTTGGATCCAGTGAGCGAGCTGGTCGAAAAGTATGTGGAGAGAAACCCGCCCCCCAATGACCCTGATCGCTGCGCGGTCCCAATCCTTCTGTCGCTTCTGAAGCGTCCCACCATCGGACGCCAACAAACCCAATCTCTGAAGTTCATCCAAGCTAGCGCGTCAAACTTCCTTTGCTTCAAGAACCTGTCGCTACAGTTTGACCCGGGGCTCACGCTGATAACCGGCGAGAACAAAGACTGGGGAGGGTGTAGCAACGGATCTGGTAAAAGCTCAGCGTTGAGCATCGCGTCAGTTGCATTGTTCGGGAGGACACCCAAAGGGCAAACCCACAACGCGTGGGCCCGCAATCGACGTACCTACGCACGTGTGCAGATGGAGTTTGAGGTAGCTGGAACGCGCTATCGCGTTACCCGGACCCGTAACACACCATCGCTGGAACTCCACCAGGAGAAGAACGATGGGACGTGGGCAAACCTTACAAGCTCATCGTTGGAGACACAACGAACGATTGAGCGCATAACCGGATTGAGCTGGGACGTATTCACCAGTAGCTGTTATATCGGGCAGAGCGAACTGGTACGTGTACTCATCGGGACCGACAAGGACCGCAAGGATCTGTTCGCAAAGATACTGGATCTTGGGGACTATGAGCTGGCGAGGAAACGAGCACTAGACCTCCAACGTAACGCCCAACAAGAGGAACAGAGCAGGAGGATGATTGCATCGTCTACAAGCGTTCTATTGGACAACGTAGAGCGAACGCTTGCGGCAGTGAAGGTACCGGATTGGGACCCTTCAGAGTACCAACACACGAAACAGAAGGCGAGAAGGGTTGACAAACAACTGGATCAAAAGGAGCAGCAATACAGGAAGGCCCAGTTACGATCGCGTGAATTGGAGGAGAAGCGTGATTTCATACGTGACCAGTTGAACGACCTTGAGGTGGCTAGCAGAGTTCTGGAGAAGGAGATTCAGCGCTTGAAGGGATTGGGTGGCGGAAAGTGCCCAACGTGCGGCCAGCCGGTTCCCAAATCACATCTGGCCTCCAAGCTCAAACCGCTCTTGGAGAAACAGAAACGCTTGGCTAGCGACACAGTGGCTACCAGGTCATCCATGGACAAGGTTCAAGCGGAGATTGATAAGTTGGAAGCACGGATGGAAACCTTGGAGGAGCAGGTCAGAAAGTTGCGCAGAGACTCGATGGTAACCAACCACAAAGTGTTGGACCTTGAAACGGAGAAGACGCGCTACGAGGAGGCTTCGGAGCAAGCCGCTGATCTGAAGGCGCAACGAGACGAGCTCAAACGCCAATTGGATGCTCATCGCGTCGCGGCGGACGAAATGAAATGGTACTCTGACTTGATGGAGTACTGTAAGACGGCGCTGGGGAGAAAAGGCATCCCTTCGGTCGTTTGCGCACGCTTGATTCCAAAATTGAACGCGGCGGCAGAAGAGTACTCACAACTGCTGTCCGATGGAACAATAAGCGTTACGTTTGTCGCATCGGAGGATGGCGCCATAAACGTGGAGATCGGCAACCTTCACGGAGGCGAGGATATCTCCGATCAAAGCAATGGTGAATCCCGTACCGCATCGCTGATCACCGCGCTCGCACTGCGCCAAAGTGCGCTAACGTCCAATATCCTCGTACTGGATGAACCCGGGGAAGGTCTGGACAGCAAGAACGCCAAACGGTTTGGAGAGGTACTCGGACAGATCGCATCGAAATTTGGAAGCGTATGGGTTACGACCCACAACCCATTCATCTTGTCCGCACTGGATCCAGACCGACACATCCACATCGTGAAGCAAGACGGGATGGCAACGGCTCAAGAGGTCTGAACATGGTAATCGGGATTGACCCAGGATTAGATGGGGCGGTAGGCTGTATAGATTCTAATGGGGAGTTTCGATCGGTCCACGACACACCGACAATAGCCACGAAGCGTGGATCCAAGAAGTACAGGAAGTACAACGTTGCTGCTATGGTGACACTACTGCGGGAGATGTCTCGCGGGAAGCGCCAATTGGTAGTCGCGTTGGAGGAGGTCCATTCCATGCCGGGCCAAGGCGTCCGTAGTATGTTCAATATGGGGTACGGTCTGGGACTGTGGGAAGCTATCGTTGTTTCGTTGGGGATCGGACTCCAGATGGTGCAGCCTACGGCATGGAAGCGAAAGATGGTGGGAATCGGTGCGGATAAAGAAGTGTCGCGGCTGGTTGCGATCCGCCGGTGGCCGGCGGCTGCCGAGGCGCTGTCACGAAAGCGAGACCATGGCCGAGCCGAGGCGTTACTCATCGCGGAGTACGTCCGGCAGACAACCCTATCGTAGGATTGGTCAAATTTCCCAGTTGCGGTGCGCTAGGGGCCAATCCGAAGGCACTCCCCACACCTAAGTACACCTATAGGTCCGAATGATGCTAGGGGCCAATTTTCGTGCTCGATTCTTCCAACTTGACCCCAACTCTGCGGGCTAAGTTGTTGAAACTAATGAAGTTAACCATCTCTAGAGCTACCGGGTTTTGGATTGTAGTTGCAAGCTAAACTGTTGAAAGACCTACAGTTACCCGGAACGTGAAAATTTTTGGGTCTCGGCCAATTTTGGGCTTGACTTGGGGTGGTGAGTATTATATAATAGAATCATGAGTAGGAAACCGAACAGGGCGGAAGGAACGAAGCCCAATTCGGTTTCTGGCTCATGGATCTTTGACATCAGCGAAGTTGCCCGAAAGTCAGGCAAGCTGCTCGGGTAGCGGAGCGCAAATACAGCAACCAGGTCGCCGAAAGACGATGGCCGGCAAGACCGGCGGGTCTGCTGAAAGCCCCTGCGGTGGGGTGATCGTAAGCGCCGCGAGAGAAGGAGCCGGAACTAAGCGCCTGGGATGTGGAGAACGAGAGGTTGATCCCACCGGATAGCATCTCAATCCACCGGAAGGCAGTGGCCTTTCGCTGAGTCCAAAACACAACACAATTGACCCGTCAAGGAGGGATTGATCCCTCCTTTCCTAATGCGGCCATCGTCGGGTGGCAAGCCCCGAGCGCGAAACGCAGAGCCGGAAAGGAGAACAACAAATGAACCGTATGGACCACGTAAATCTCCAGTACGAGGTGTCTAACGACCTCTCTTACACGAGGAGGGCATTGATCACCGCCCTTCGCGATCTTGCCGGCGACCTCAACCGTGAGGCCGATTACATCAAGGATTCGTTGGATTACACCTCCAACGAGCTTGGCATCGTCCAGTCTCGCGGCTCCGCCATCGATGTTCTAGTAGCCAAGTATGAAACGCTGAAGGGTTGTTTGAGGCGGATTCAAGGCAACTCCAGCAATGGTTCGCCCCGATTGGTAACATGGCACGACCTGGTGGAGGAAGCCAAGAGGGAATCCGAGAAGTGAACGCTGCCGGAAAGGAGACAACGATGCTAGACATCACAGTCACCCCGAAGGCGGTTATCCACGCCATGAAAAGCGGGGAGGTCAAATCTTCCAAGGACCTCACGTATTGGCTTCTCGATAAGAGCAATGCCAGGGACCAGATGGAGGATACCTCCAATGGCGATTGCGCCGAGAACAACCTGGGATTGGCCATCTTCGAGAGAGCGCTGGATTGGCGGATCGGGTCTACCGTCTTTGATTTCATTCGGGCGGTTGCAAGCCAGTACCACGCCCTTCCCAAAACGTTTCGCATCACCTACAACGCACGGAAAGACCAGCTGGTGATCCGGCTGCCCTCCGGACGCGCTTTCGACGAACACTTCCGGGAGGCGGTGGATTGAAGGTCTGACCCCTCACGCCAGTTCGCTCCTATGTGGAGTGGCCTGGCGCGAGTGGTTAGATAGAAAGGAGACAACGAAATGACAGAAAAGAAGCGAGTCGGTATCTTCTGCGGCATCTTGGCGGAGCTTGCCAAGGAGGCGGAAGACGAGGAGAGTTTGAATCTGGCTATCGAGATCCGTAAGCGTTCTCGACATCCGAAGTATGGATCCCGCCAAGCGAAGCGTGACTTGGCCCGACTCCAGAAAGAGTTGGACGATTATGCTCCTTTGGGGCAGCGTTTCGTGTTCCGGAGCAAGTCAGATTACGGGTTTGACTGACCCCTTACGCTAGCCCGTTCCATGAGCGGGCTGGCGCGAGTGGTTAGATAGAAAGGAGACAACAATGGCAGAGATCATGAATCGATTCTACATCTGGAAGACGCCCGTCACGTTATGGGCGTCCAAAGATCCCGAGGGGCGGCGCGTGTACGCCGTCACCCGCGACCGTGGCGGTGTCGCCGTTGAGCCGCAGGGCGGGTGGCGTCTTTCCCGGGAGATGGCCATGTATGATGCTCGGCACCGGTACGGGCTGGCGGCCCGACCCCGCCAGCGCTTTACTGAGCCGGGAAGCCGAAGGAGGCAACGATGAGGTTTGTATTCAAGTCTCTAGCGTACCCGGACGATGTCCGGTATGTTTTCACCCCCAATCGGTGGTCCACCGATAATCCTCACAGTATCCACCCATCGCTGGCAATGTACAAAACGTTCGGCGATGGAGATACGGCCCACACTCCGGACGGGCCGGTGACCATCGAATACATGCTGGACTGCCTCGCGTCGCTGGCGGCGGAGGCGCTCGATAACCCCAAACTGGGATACCATGCGGACGATCTTCTGCACTCCCGATACACTGATCGGGATTTCGCGTTTGCCAAGTCGGTCAAGTACCGGCACGGCAAACGGCGGTATTACAGTGCCGCGGAGCGCAAAGTCTCCACATCGCAGTCCAAACTGTGGGACAAGAGGTATGGGGAGATCCTTCCATGGATGGACGGATCGGTGGACTCTATCTACGGAGTCCTCTCATCCGAGCATGATGGAATCCTTGAATGCCTCGTACTGCGAAGCGAGATCCATGATTGGCTGTTGTACAACTACGACTGGTGCCTCAGCCAACTGCCGGGGGAGATGTTTAAGTCCGCTGGCAAGCCAATTCTGGACCACGAGCAAGCCGTACAACTGGACAGGGTATACCACTTTGCAGCCGAGATCTGCCGCGCTCAAAAGCGATTGGCAGTAATGGGTGAAGGGCTGCGCAGTTGGATAGAACGACAGAAAGCCAAACAGGTCGAGTAGGTTTCACTGACCCAATATGACCTCTTTCCCTTGCCCATTCGTTGAGTGGGCAGGGGTAAGTGGTTAGACAGAAAGGAGAATGGAAATGATCCGATACTATTCGATTGGGGTTAATTCCCCAATCACGCCTGATGAGCCGCTGCCGCCGCTGCCGGACATTCCGCGCGGCGCGTTAGTGGTTATCGAGGGCCGCGCGCCGATCTGGCGCTATGGTACGGCCCTCCACCGGCTGCATGGCTCCCCAGCTGGAGCCGTCGCAGTGTTTGACCCCCGGCTCGGGGCGGTGGTGGTGATGAGCCACCACCCCGAGTACCAGGAGGGGCAGGTGATCGACCTGCCCCAGGAGGCGAAGAATGCTCCTGAAACCTGAAGCCATCCGGGCCCAGGAAAAACGGGCCCGGGAACTGGAGGACCTGACCAACAGGGCCACCGAGGCACTGGCACCGTTGGCCCCACGTACGGACACCGAGATCGAGCGCGGCGAGATCCAGGCCGCGCTCATCCGCGCGGTGCTTCGCACGCTGGAGGTGGCGCAATGAAGGCCGACCCCCACCACGGCTACATTGTCGCGGTGCCCCATCGGGGGCGTATGTACTACGCCCCCGATCGCTCCATCCGAGATGTTCCTCCCCTGGCACACCTCCCCAACGATCTCCGGATCTACGATAATCCGCAGGTTGCGCTCGCCCGGGTAGCCGAGCTTGGCAGGGTGGATTGGGTGGGCACTCCGCTCCCCGAGCTCCCCTACGCTGTGCTCGTCGAGCTGGACGAGCGCAAACATGTACGTGCTCTGGCCCATCTGCACTCCGTGCGCGATGGGCACGCGGTGTCGGTAATGAGCCTCCGGGATGTCCGCACAAGCCGTCGCGGGCGATCCCAGCCCAGCCAGGTACAATGGCGGTTCGCTGGCTGGGTGCCGAAACACATCCGACCCATCGCGGTGTACCTGGATGGTCAGCTCGTCGGCTGGTTCCACGCAGGCGGGACTGGCCCTTGGGAAGGCCGCCAAGCCACCGCAGAAGAGAGCACCAGTCACCAGCTCATGGCGTATGGCAGCGTACGCGATATCTGGGCGCCCTCCCGTATAGTGCGCATGCCCCGGGGTGGCTACCTCGTAAGAGACGGTGCCGCCCGGCGCTGGAGCTTCCACCGCTACCTCCCGACGCGAGTCGAGGTAGGGCAGCAAGGCTACGATGAGGCGCTCGCTGCGATGCCCGTTTCGCAGACGCCCCGCACCCCAGGGGAGATGCGGGCCCGTGAGCTGTGGGGGTAACGCAGTCCGACGCCCGGTTGACCCCTCACGCCAGCTCGCTCGTTCGCCGAGTGCGGCTGGCGCGAGTGGTTAAGTTCCAAGAAAGGAGACAACAATGCAAGACGAATTCGCACTTACAGTCCCTGGGAGTCAAGAAACGACTCTCAAAACGCTTACGGAGCAGATCGACGAGCAGACGAAACTCATCTTCTGCTTCGACAAGTCTTACTCGATGTCTGATCGTGTAAGTGAATACCTTGAGGAACAGTACGGATGGACTAACGATGCGCTGGCCGCCTTCTGGGCCGATGCGGCGGACGCCTTCCAGGAGTACGTCGACGCAAACGATGCTGGCATCCCGATAGTGTTTGCGCTGTCGGATGATCAAATACGGATGGTCCGTATGGTTCTTGATAATGGACCTGACGTTTTGACTCGCAAACCAATGGATGTCGTTAAGAACACCATTATCAAGAACGATTGGGTGGGGAAGTACAACATCTCAGTCGACTGGAGCAAGCACAGGCAGAAGCCTCCCCGCAAGATCGACTTGGTCAAGAAGATGGCCAAGCAAGAGATTGTTCGACGGCTCAAGAAGTACCCGGAGGCGGACCTCGTGGTGTTCCAGTTTGACACATATCCCACGATGATCCTTGATAGCAAGGAGATGGAAGTTTCCACATCCCTGGAGATTGAGACATCCGTGGAAGCGTCCATAGAAACAATGGAACCTGGTGGCGGAACCTCGATTCTCCGGGCAATCGCCGCTGCGGTTCAGGCGGTGAATAAGCGGCAGTCCCCGGTGTTCGCCCACCATGTAATTGTGGTGAGCGATGGCGAAGATGATGTGAGCCCATTGCGGGGTTGGCTGGACGTGTTCAAGGAGGGTGGCATCGTCCTGGACTACATCCACATCGGCAACTCCTACGAGGAGAACGAGACCCTAAAGCAAGTGTGCAAGGCCACCGGAGGTAGCTTTGTCGTAGTGACCAATGAGAAGGAGTTTGAGGACCGTTTTGTTGAAGCGGCAAGGCGCAGACTCCTCACCGCCTAACCCAAGTCGAAACCTGGCCCAGTGGGCCAGGTCGCGCAGAAATTGTCCTACTGCGCCTGATGAGACAGGACTGAAAGGAGACAACAAATGGCCCGTTGCAGAAAGCCAAAAATCAAGTTCAAAATTCCGAAACTAACCAAATCCCGACTCCAGCGCGAGGTGGATTACGGAATGTGCTCCTGGCCCATCCCGGAAGTCCGCGTTGCGTGCTTACAGACCGCGTTGAACGGTTGGGATGGAGTGCTGGCAACCCATCCGAAACTGCGGACGCACAGTCTAATCGGCAAAACCCAGAAAGCACGGGGGTTGGCTGAGGGAACGTCTGTTGTTCCCGAGAAAGAAGCCGCACTGCGGACCGCCTGCAGACTGATGGAGTCTATCGTGTCTTCGGAAGGCATCGAAGTCCCATCAGTGGACAGTGCCTATCAGAAGGAGCCCAACGCACGGCAGGCCAAACTCGCCGCTGCGCTTGAGCAGCTGGGAACGATTCTGAAAGACGTGTTCGGTATCAGACTCAATGTGGCGCAGCAAGAGGGTGCCGACGCCCACTCAATCACGTTGTCGGTCAGCAAGACCATTGAGATGGCGGAGAAGACGGTACAGGTGGGGCCGATTCCGGTTGTGATAGAGGTCGCGCCGCTAATCGTGAGGTCCAAGATCCACGCTGCGAAGGAGTTGGGAGTGGATGTAGATGCATGGGCCGAACTCCAAGCGGTGGCGGTCGAGCTGTCAAAGCTCGCAAGCGGGAACGTGGCCCCGCAAGTCAAAGCCGGAGTTCCCAAGGTCAAGGCCACCAAGGCCAAGACCCAAAAACCCGATTGGGACGCGGTAACAATTGACCCGAACTCGCTACCTGAGAACCCGTTTACAGACCAATACCATCGGCGGTGCTACGATGAGATGTTGAAATGCAGCACTGTCGCAGAGTTTCGCCAAGTCGTCCGGCAAAAGAAGCTGTACAAGAAGAACGCACCGTTCTTCCTCATGTTGTACGGCATGGCCGTTAGGGCCAACGAGGGCAAGCCCATTGACGTCGCCCAGATCCAGGCAAAGTATAACAAAGGAGGAAACAGTGTCTAAGCTCAAGATCGGTCGCATGCAGGCCGATGATAATGTGAGGGTCTACTTTAGCAAGCAGGCCCTCACCAGCCAACCAATGGTAGCGGAACCCGGCATCCCTTCGGGCAACTCGTTCTTGGACGCCGTACTGGAGATTGAAGGGGTGGATATAGCTGAGATCCACCGTTACCGAGTCGCGGTGCTAAAGAGTCCGATGTGGGACTGGAGCGAGATCGAGTCCCGCATGCTGAGACTCTTGGCAGCCTTCAACTTGGGTGAAGGTTGCCTCGCAACCCCCAATGATAACTCCCAGACCTCCCCTGAAGAGCCTGGGACGAAACGCCCCAACTAACTGGGGCGTCGGGAGGTAACAAAACAAAAGGAGAACAACAGATGCTAACTGAGGAAATCGCATCTCAACTTCTGACCACGGAAGACGCATCCGTGGTCAAGGACTTCTTGAACGGCACTCCCGTTCCGTCAGGTGGGCATGAGGAGGACGCCATCAACAATGCCATTGCAATAGCATGTGGCCAGTTGACCGAGCACGTAGGCCGGACTGATGATCTGGTGCAGTTGCTGAAACTCGCGGTGGAGGCGGAGAGGATCGAGCCTCGAACCAAGAAGGTAAACCTGAAGAATTCCACCCCACTGTACCATGACGCCGTGGACGCGCTAGATGGCCTCCGTTTCGCGGTGGCGGAGCGCATCGGAACCGAGTTCCCCGGCATCGAGCCGGTCCTCAGCGACCGACTCCGCCACAAGATTTGGAGTTCGCGGGTTGCCGCAGAAGGCGAGGTGATCTCCCGCGATGGACCGTATGAGCTTTCTCTCCGCCGCACCGAACGCCGAGACCACTGGGCCCTCAAGGCGTCGTACTACGAGAATGACGCCCCGAAGAGCATATCCCACCATTTGTGGGCAAGGACGGGGCACCTGTCCCACCGACTGCTGGACCTGAGAAGCGTCGTTCATGAAACGCCGGATTCGATGGTAACGGTGCTTTCCGTCGTGGTAGACTATCACGATGAAGTGAAGGAGGCTCGTCGACGGGACATTCTCCCACTGGCCACCGAAGCCCGAATTACCGACGTAAACGGCATACGGGTCTTCGCCTGGTCGGCATGGCGACAAGGTGCAAGTACCGACGAGGCACTGCTCCCGCATATTGGGAAGAAGGTTCGCCTTGGTGACCTGATCTTGCAAGTCGGGAAGTTCCTGCATCTTCCGACGCAGCTGCCAGTGGTTCAACCGAACGCGGCACATTTTACGTTGCCCGCTATTCCGCAAGGATGGACGGTTATACGAGGATGCCTCCAGGACGTATATTATCTGGTACCTCCGGATAACAACCCTCCATGGGGGATCGAGCTGTACCATCCGGATCATTACAAGGTCCAGTTGACGGAGATATCCCCGGGCGATATGATCAGGATCGAGCGCGCTTGTGGGCGCACACAGTACCAACCTCCAGGGGTTGGCGACTAGCGACAAGAAAAGGAGGATGAAAAGTGAGTATTCAGCAAGCACTGAAACTGGCTGACCAGATCCGTCCAGAGAATTTTGAGCAGGATCTCCAGAAAGCCGCCAAATGGGAGTTGGCAGCAGCGTTGAAGACGCTTGCTGGCGCTTATAGAAGGACGAAGACGATCACATTGTGCCCGGGCCTCCCCTGATGAGCGCGGGCCGGGGAGAAGGCGCACGGCTCCGGGTGGCTGTACCGGACCAATGCGTGAGGGAACTGACCCCTCACCCATGCTCATTCACACGATGAGTGGGCATGGACGAGCGGTTAGCCCACTGAATCCTAGGGCCCAGCGGGTTCTAGGGTTTGGCGGACTGATCACCCAATCGCGCAAGCAGAAAGGAGGCCCCGATGTTGAATCGTTACCCGGGATGGTGCATTGACTGCAAAACCCGGGTTCCTAAGGAACATGGCATTCTGGTCAAGGCCAACGGTGTGTGGAAGGTGTCTTGCCGAAAGGCCAAAGAAACGCAGAAGGCTATTGAGGCATCGCGTGCCACAACGGCCGATGTCCAGGTCCCCGCCCCTGAAGGGCTTGAGTACCTTCCATTCCAGAAGGCGGGCATTGCCTATGCTGTTAAACACGACAAGTGCATGATCGCTGACGAGATGGGCCTGGGTAAAACTATCCAGGCAATCGGGCTGATCAATGCTGACGAGTCGCTCAAGAAGGTGTTGGTCATCTGTCCCGCATCGCTCCGGATCAACTGGAAGCGCGAGCTGGACAAGTGGCTAGTTCGCCCTATGCGGGTGGACATCGCCGCCGGTGATCACATTGACACAACGGCGGATGTTGTGATAATGAACTACGACATCGCCAACCGCCACAAATCCCGTCTCCAAACAGTGAAGTGGGATCTCATCATCTGTGATGAATCCCGGTACCTGAAGAACACCAAAGCACAGAGAACTCGTGCGATTCTTGGGAACCTCCGAGAAGGTAAGGGTGCCCTCGAATCGCGCCGGTGGCTGTTCCTCGATGGGAGCCCAATCCCCAACCGCCCAGTGGAACTGTGGCCAATCCTCCGCACCGCCGAGCTGTTTCACAGTTACATTCATTACACCAAGCGGTATTGTGGGGGCTACCACAATGGCTACGGCTGGGTAGCCGACGGAGCCACCAACCTTGACAGCCTCCAGCAGTACCTGCGCGAGAAGTTCATGGTGCGCAGGCGCAAGGAAGATGTCTTGAAAGAGCTTCCCGCCAAGCGTCGACAGGTGGTGGAGATCCCTTCCAACGGCCTTTCCGCCATGCTCCAGGAGGAATCAGCGGTGATGGAGAAGTACCTTGCCAAGCTGGAAGCCCTCAAGGCCGAAGTCGAAAAGGCGAAGCAAGACAGCAACCAAGAGAAGTATGAGGATGCGGTTCGCCGTCTTCGGAACACGTCTTCAGTGGCGTTCGAGGAGATGTCCCGAGTTCGCCATCGGACGGCAGTTGCCAAGGTGCCCCACGTTATTGAATACGTGGACACCATTCTGGCAAACATGGACGAGCGAAACAGGAAGGTGGTGATCTTCGCTCACCATCACGACGTGATTGATAAGCTGGTCAACCATTACGGCAATCGCGCAGTGGTTCTTACTGGCGATACCTCGATGGCCAACCGGCAGCAGGCGGTAGACCGATTCCAGAAAGACCCCAATGTGGAGGTCTTCATCGGTTCCAT